GCGTTCTTGTCGGTCATCGCCTCGAAGCCGAGCGTGGCCAGGAATGCGGCCGACACGGTGTAGCCGAGGCGGTTGCTGATTTCGCCAAGAGTGATGCGCGGTAAGCAATCATTGACGACTGCGAAAGTCTCGCCGGGAACCATTGCGAGGGCCGGCTCGGTATGGTCGGCAACTGCTACTGGCTTTGCTTCCTCGGCCAGTTTCTCAGCCTGGGCCATTGCTTCGGCCTTGCGCTCGGCATCTGCTTTGCGGATTTCCTCGGCTGCAACACGGTTGGCTTCTTCCCGCTCTGCTGCCATCCTGGCATCGGCTTCGCGCTGGGCCTTGGCCTGTTCCTCAGCGCGGATCTTTTCGCGCTCGGCTTCCAGGCGCTTCGTCTCTGCAAGTTCGTGGGCGTGAATGCGCGAATCGAGCAGGGCGGCGAAGTCGTCCTTTGCTTTGGTGACGACGGATGCCAGATCAGGGAACAGGAATTTCCAATCCTTGCCTTCGGCGGTCAGCGTCTTGATGTTGTAGTCGATCAGGTCGGCTACGGCGTTGGCTTCGATCTTGGCATTAGCCAGCGCCGTTGATACCTTGTCGTTCATCGAGTCGAGCGACTTCAACCCTTTGATGGCCTCACCGAACGGTGCTGTGATGCGCGGCATGTAGGCAATTCCAAGGCGTTCATTCAGGGCCATGATGTGATTAACCAATTCCTGACTGGCCTTGGTAACGATTTCAGCCTTGCGGCTGTCCTTCTCGTCGGAAATCTTCTTGTCCAGCGCCTTGCGCACATTTGCCGCCATGGTCGCTACTTCATCCAGGGCGCGATGCAGTTCGGCAATGCTGGTTGTCTGGTCAAGTGCGTTCTGCTTGGCACGCTTGGCGTTGTCCTCGATGTCTTTCAGATCCTTCACGGTCTGGATGGCGTCGACGAAATCCTGATCGGTGACAAGTTCGGTCTTGATGCTGCTGATAACAGCGGTCGCCGCAGCCTTGAATTCAACAAGGTTGCTCTGTGTGACGCGGCCGGTGACTTCAATGAACAGGGTCGGCAGCTTCTCGATGGGCTTTGCGGTCAGGATGGGCTTTGCCTCGATGACTTCCGGCTGATAGGCGGCTACGTCGGTGTCGAATTGATCCCAAGCGGCAATTATCTTGGAGCGCAATTCCATGTCAGGTTCGTACCAGAAATGCTTTTCATCTTCGAGTGAATAGCGAACCAAAACGCCGTCATCATCGATGGCCCATGCGTATGTTTTGCCTTCCTCTGTCACGTCGCCTGGAGCCTTGCGCCACTTTGTTGCCATGAACAGGCTTCGCTTTGCCCCTGAAACCATCATCTGATGTTCCATTTGTTCGCGGTACATTGCAGGAAGTTCGGTAGCGCACTGGCAGGATCGGATCGCATCGTTCAGAGTTTTGTGTTCTCCGTTGATTTCTTGAAGCATATCCAGACCATCGAATGATGCCGACCAGACGCCGTCTACGCCAACTACTGGATACAGGTCTTCTCCGGCAATCGCTTCCATAAGAGGTCTTGCCATCGCCTCAAAGCGATGACCGTCATCAAATCGTTTTTGTGTAGCCACGTCGACGTCCGGATAAATTCCGGTTGCACGCTCTACCAGAAATTCAGAACGCGTCTTATATGTAGAACTTCCCATTACCGCAGGCGTATCCGATGCGTTACGGTGAGTTGAGCGATGAGATAACCACTCTTGGCTACCTTGCTTGAGATTCAGTTGGATCATTTCATTTTCCTTCCGTGATTTTCGTGAAAGTGATTCCCGATTTCTGCCGACTTTCTGGCGCAACAGGCTTGGAAAAAATCCCCATAGAAGCCGATGTATTCGCCAGCACACTGAACGGCAAATCCATTTGCCTTTGGGTAAACTCCGATTATTCCTAACCGGCAGTTCTTAGGTGTTTTTGCGTTACGTTGATTTTGAGAAAGAGAAACCAGACGAAGATTCTCAATTCGATTGTTTGATCCATTTCCGTCTATGTGATCGATGCACAGGCCGTTATTGATCTGTCCATTGAACATTTCCCAAATAATTCGATGGGCGTAATGCTTCTTTCCATCTACGGTCACAGCCACGTACCCTCGAATTGTTTTTGTTCCAGCACACCTTCCTGCTACGCATCCTCGACCTTGCTTTCCTGCCTTCCAAAGAAGTTCTCCATCTGCGTAAGAGAAAACGATGTGCCAGTTCGCCACAATCATTCTCCGTAGTTGACGGCCAAGTCTTCGATGGCCAGCTTTTGATTGTCGGTAAGGACGTATTTGGTCAGCGTTGTGCTGATGATCTGTGCCGGGGTTAGAACCTTCCCTTCGACGGCCTTGCGCCACTTGCTGAGTTCAGCCTTGAACTTCTCTTCGGGCATTTCCGGCAATGCGGCCGGCTCTGCCTGGGGCTTTGCCGGCTTGGTGGCCGCAGGCTTGGCGCCGCCATCGGTGGCGAAAGCGAGTTCGGGCGTGGTATCGCCTTCCTTGATGGCGGTAATCAGGCCGCGCAGCGTGACCAGATGTTCGAGCGTGATGTCGTGCGTACCTTCAACGCCCAGCTTAGCGAAGACCTGTTCATTGGTGACGCCGAACGCGACGAAGGCCTTGAGCGCATCAGCCCGGCGGTTGGCCAGGGTTGAGAAGTCGCCCATGACCACGGCGCGGGCAGCTTGGTACATATCGTCCCAGAATGCTTTCGGCACACCCTTTAGGATGGCATTGCGCAAGGCGATCGACGATGCTGCGTTGCCGGTTACTCCGATCATGTCGGCATTGAAGCGGTTGCCGCGCTTGTCGGTGATGCGGCGCTGTACCTCGTAGGTGATGGCGACATTGCGTTCGAGGTCGTGGAACACGCCTTGCGCGGTGATGAAGTCGCCCTGGTCGGATACGACGCGGGCGCCGGCCCGGCAGTTGCCCCATGCCGAGGCGACGACTTCAGCAAAGCGGGCGCTCGGGCCTTCGATGGTCTTGTCGCCACGCGGCAGGGCGTAGATGCAGGACTCAGCAACGGACTCGTTGAGCGTTACCATCTGCAATGCTTCGTTGCGGAAACGCTTGATGGAGCGCGGGAACTTGTGGGCAGTGGCTACCTGCATATCAATTTCGCTGCGATTCAAGAGGGCGACGGTGCCGCTCTCAACGCTCATGCCGGCAACTTCCCGGCCTTCTTCATATCGATCATTCATGCTGCTCTCCTTGGCGTTCCATCAATGATGAACGCACGGTTTTCGGGTTTTGCCAGGGCAATTGCCTTGGCCTCTTCGGCGTTATTGGCGGCGACGTAAGCCACCTTTTTACGGGCGCTCTGTGCGTCGTCGACGCACGCCTTGCGTTTCAAATAGACTTCCCAGTTCATTCCAGCGTCCAAGTGCGTCGCGTGCAGACCGGGAAGGTTGATTCGTACTCGCCGCGCAGGCGTGTCCGTTCGCGCCTGGCGTTGCTGCGGGCGATTTCAATGCGGAATTGCAAGAGGGGGCTGGATACCACTTCGAGGCACGCTGTCTGCCCCTTGATGGTGATGTCCAGTTCATAGATGGCGAACCAGATGAAGGCCCGCTTGATGATGTTTTTCATATCGATCTCCGTTATCGACTGGGATGCAATACGCATCCCGTATGACAATACTAGATGATTGATTAACGGAAAGCAAGCGTATCTATGCAAAAAAATACCTCCAACATTTTTGATGATCTGCCGGAAGTTCCATAGCCTGTTTTGTTGGATCTTGTCGTTGTTCATAAATTGGCCTCCGTATGCCAATGCCGCTTGCGTTACTACGCGGACATGTGTAGAGTTTTGATTCACGAGCGTTAATCTTCGTTAATCAGATGCGCTATATTGCCCTATCATCATAAAAGATAAGCGGCAAGTAAGCAACGAATACAGGTTTCTCAATGGGCAAGCGCCGGCCAGCGCGCATGAAGTTCCAACCCCCTTCATGCAGCCCACCCTCATTAGGCCATCGGGTTGGGAAGGGGTTAAAAATGGATTTCAAAGAGCAGTACAAGCATCCACAGTGGCAAAAGAAGCGCCTTGAGGCACTTGAGGATGCGGAGTATGTCTGCCAGAGATGCTTCGACTCAGGCAGACAACTGCATGTCCACCATCGTCAATATTTCAAAGGAAGGATGGTGTGGGAGTACAAGACTTCTGAACTTGAAGTCATCTGCGATTCTTGCCATTCAGAAGCCCATGCGGACCTGGACTACCTAAAGGAGGTCTTATCTGTCCTGCCAACAGAATGCTTGCCGGAGATTGCATCTCTCATAAAAGGATTCGCCTCTGTGGCTGCCGGACCAATCCGAGTCAGCGGGATAAAGGATGACGGTCAATACAAATGCCCTGACGCATTTGTTGCTGGGCAGATTGCCGGAGCGGCGAACAACGCTTGCTCAATCTATGAAATGTTATCGCTGCGCGACCAGCTTGAGAGGCTGTTTCATTCTTTTGGTCATGTTGAATTGACTGTAAGCGAGCTCAAATCAGCATTTGATAAATTCATGAGTCAAGGGTAATCGGCATGCGCGACTACGGAAAAGTCTACACATCATTCTGGACGAGCGAAACAACCCGAGGACTATCTGACCGTGGGAGAGTTTTGGCGATTTACCTGCTTTCAAGCCCGCACTCAAACATGATTGGCTGCTTTCGTGTGCCAGATGGATATGTTGCCGAAGACTTGAACTGGAGCCTTGAAACTGTTTCGAAAGGGTTCGACGAACTGTTAAATGCCGGTTTCGCAACCAGGGACAGCGTATCAAAGTGGGTATGCGTACACCAGTTTCTGGCTTGGAATGAGATAGAGAACCCAAACCAAGGTGTTTCTGCCATCAAACTGACCGATCAGATACCTGATTCATTTTGCGCAAAAGGCCGTGTACTAAGGAGTCTGCACGATTCCGTAGGACGGTTTAAAGACAAAGTGCGTAACAATGTATGGAGCCGTTTCGAAACCCTTGTTGAACGGTTTCGAAACCAGGAACAGGAACAGGAACAGGAACAGGAACAGGAACAGGATGGTTCCGCGCCGCCAGCTTCGCCGGCTACTCGGGCCAAAAAAGCCGAGTCGGAAGAATCGGAAAATGAAACCGAGTTGCAGGCAGCGTGCCGTGAAACATGGGCGGCGTACTGTGATGCCTTCTTCAATCGTTACGGCACGATGCCCGTGCGCAACAAGACGGTTAATTCCCAAGTCAAGAATTTCGTGCAGCGCCTGGGTTACGTCGAGTCGCCAGCCGTGGCTGCGTTCTATGTTCAGCATCCACAATCCTTCTACGTCAAGTCAAAGCATCAGTTCGGAATGGCGCTTAAGGATGCCGAAGGGTTGCGCACTGAATGGGCGACAAATCGAACGGTGACTGACACGCAAGCTCGGCAGGGTGATCGGATGGCGGCAAATGCCAACAGCGCCGATGAGGCGATGCGGATTCTCGAAGCGCAGGGGGCGGCGTAATGGCAATGAATGACATCGTGAAGGCTATTGCCGTTACGGCAGAACTTACCGGGGCCAGCTTGTCGGGGCCGGCGGTGGCGACAATGGCCAAGGATCTGACGGCGCTCCATCGGGAGGAGGCGATCTTGCGCGCCTTGACTCGATGCCGAAAGGAGTTATCCAGGCCGCTGACGGCTGGGGCGGTGTTTGATCGACTGGCCGATGATGATGGACGGCCATCGAGTGATGAGGCGTGGGCTATTGCTCTTCAGGCTACGGACGAGGCCGATACCGTGGTGTGGAATCAGGAGATTCAGAGGGCGCTCAGTGCTGCCAGGCCGATTCTTGAGGTCGGCGACAAGGTTGGGGCGCGCATGGCGTTTCGTGAATCCTATGACCGCGCTGTTCGATTGAACAGGGAATCTGGCGTGGCTCCGCAATGGTCGGCTTCGCTTGGTTGGGATCAGCAGCGCAGAACCGCCGCGCTTGAGTCGGCGCAGAGTCTCGGCTTGTTGAGTGGGCCGCAGGTTGCCGGATTGTTGCCGGCGCCGTCTGGTGGAGTGATCGAGTCGGCGCTTTTTGGTGGGCAAGCAGCCCATGCGGTTACTGACGACGAAAGAACCGCGTACTGGATAGGAAAGATCAAGGCTGATCTGAAATCATCACAGGCCGACAGAGAAGCGCAACGAGAAGCCGAGTCCATCGCGCAGCGTCAAGACATGGCTGACCGCAAGCGCCGAGCCGCCGAACTGGTCAAGCGCGAGATTAATAAGCGCGCCGCGAAGTGATTGCCTACCAGTGGGCAATCACACAACAAGGAATCCAACCATGAAAGAAGCCATTGAGATCATCACTAACTGCATTGATCGGCGCGAGCAGATACGGCAACTGTCGTTCATGCGCGAAACGCAGGGAGAAGAGTTCGCGCAACAGGTTGGCGCCAAGGTGAAGGCAGCCGGAGGGGTGAAGAAGAAATGAAGCCGACCGAAATCATTGGCAACTGCCATCTTTACCTTGGCGACTGCATGGGATACATGGAAACACTTCTAGACAACGCCTTTGATTTAGCGATTGTTGATCCGCCATATGGGCGCGGTGAGGACGGCGGAACGAACCGATGCAGTGGCGTGAAGCAGAAGAACGGCACGGTATTGCAGTGCATTGACGGCGGCTACGCAAAGAAGAATTGGGACCGCGAGCCGCCGCCGCTGGAATACTTCGAGGAACTGCGGCGCGTGGCGAAGCACCAGATTGTTTGGGGCGCGAACTACATGCCGGTGAAGCTGCAAGGCGGCGCGATTGTGTGGGACAAGGTAAACGACGGGTCAGACCAGAGCGGCGCAGAAATAGCGTATTGCAGCCTGAACGAGCGC